ATACTAGACGATGAGGACTCTTAAATTATATGATACAGATGATAATTTAATTCTTTCATATAAAACAGATCATAAATTTCATGGCAGTCAACTTGTTGAGATTGAAGGTCCTGTTCTTCTAGGCAAATGTCTAGTTGACTATCCTGCACAAATCAATGGTGAGTTTGGAATTGTTACTTTTGATCAACCAATAGAGACACCTCTATACACATTAGATTTTGTCCCACAACCCTTTCCATTATTCGTAGGTGGCACACAGACATTTGAACATCTTATGTTCAACGGTCCTAGTTACTTTAACATAAGGGTTGACGAATATAAACCTTGGATGTATATTGGTAATCTGATTACTAAAAAATTCATTCCAGAATTAAAATCTATTTCTCCTGTATACAAATACAAGAAACAAGATAATAATATCTGGAACGGAACAGACCTACAAAAACTAGAAACATTATGCAAATCGCTTTGATAATCCTTAAGAGTGGTGTTGAACTCATCACCATGGCAGAACAAATGGATGAAGAACCTAGTTGCCATATGCAAGATCCATATCTCATTAAGGAAGATGGGACTCTGGAACCTTGGCCACGTTATACAACAGATACTGACGTATTGCTTTATTCTGAAACTATTGCTACAATAGTTACACCTACATCAGAATTGCAAAAGAAATACGAGACGGTTACTAAATGAGTAATTTCTATACTAACGTTCAACTGGTTAAAGATAAAATATATTACATTGGTTATGAAGATGGAAGACGTATCAAAGAACGTTTTGATTATTCTCCAACCCTTTATCTTACCAGTCAAGATGATAGTGAATGGAAAACACTTGAGGGTGAGTCTGTAAAGGGAATCAAACAGGGATCTGTATCTGATGCAAAAGCATTTATTGACAAGTATAAGGAAGTAGAAAATCTATCTGTCTATGGATATGATAGATTCTTGTATCAGTTTATATCTGATACATTTCCTGATGAAGTAGATTATGATATCAAACAATTAAAGATAATGTCACTCGACATCGAGGTTGAGTGTGAGAATGGATTTCCCAATGTTCAAGCGTGTGCTGAGAAGATGCTCAGTATTTGTATGCAAGATTATCATACTCGTAAGATAACATTGTTTGGAACAAGACCATATAATAATACAAGAGAAGATGTAGACTACCGTTACTGTGATGGTGAAGAACATATGCTCCAAAGTTTTCTTGCATTCTGGCAAGAGAATTATCCTGACATTCTTACAGGATGGAACGTAGAACTTTATGACGTCCCATACATCTGTGGTCGTCTTAAAAATGTATTCAATGGTCAGCAGATGAAGTTGATGTCACCATGGAGTATGGTGCATGGCGATGAGATAGAGATCAAAGGTAGAAAGAACATAGTATATGATATGAAAGGGATCAATGTAATGGACTACATGGATCTATACAAAAAATTTACATATACTAATCAGGAATCATATCGTTTAGATCATATTGCAAATGTAGAACTAGGACAAAAGAAAGTTCAACATGATGAGTTTGAAAACTTCAAAGATTTCTATACAAAAGATTGGCAAAAGTTTCTTGACTACAACATCGTTGACGTGGAACTTGTCTCTCGTTTAGAAGACAAGATGAAACTATTGGAACTTGGTATTGCTCTGGCATATGACGCTAAGGTTAACATGCGAGATGTATACTATCAGGTAAGAATGTGGGATACACTGATCTACAACTTTCTAAAGAAAAAGAAGATCGTTGTTCCACCAGGCAAACGATCAGATAAAGATGACAAGTATGAAGGTGCTTATGTAAAAGAACCTACACCTGGCAAGTATGATTGGGTAGTTTCATTTGACTTGAATAGTCTATACCCACATCTAATCATGCAATATAATATTTCTCCAGAAACACTTCATCATAGAAAACATCCTCTATGGTTACGTGAAGATCCAAATGCTAATGTCAATGGGATTCTTGGACAGAGAGTGAATGTTCCAAAAGACATGGCACTGTGTGCTAATGGTGCAATGTATCGTAAGGATATCCATGGTTTCTTACCAGAGATGATGAAGAAAATATACGATGAACGTGTGCAATCTAAGAAGTTAATGATCCTTGCCAAGAAGGAATATGAGAAAACCCCCACAAAGGAATTAGAAAAAAGTATAAGTAAATATAATAATATTCAAATGGCACGTAAGATTCAATTGAACAGTGCTTATGGTGCAATTGGAAATCAATACTTTAGATACTTCAACATAGTTAATGCTGAAGCGATTACTTTATCTGGTCAAGTGTCTATCCGATGGATAGAACATGAGATGAACAAGTATCTAAACAAAATTCTAAAAACGGAGAAACAAGATTATGTTATTGCTAGTGACACTGATAGTATCTACCTCAATCTGGGTCCTTTGGTCGAGGCTGTATACAAGGGGAGAGAAAAAACTGATCAAAGCGTTGTCTCGTTCCTTAATACGGTGTGTGAAGACAAACTTGAACCTTTTATTTCGCGTTCTTACGAAGCGTTGGCCACGTACGTAAACGCATACGAGCAAAAAATGATCATGAAGCGAGAAAATATCGCTTCTACTGGTATCTGGACTGCAAAGAAAAGATACATGCTCAACGTATGGGACAGCGAGGGTGTTAGATACAAAGAACCCAAACTAAAAATGATGGGTATTGAAGCAGTGAAGTCATCAACTCCTGCACCATGTAGAGAAGCAATTAAAGGTGCTATTAAAATTATGATGAGTGGCACAGAAAATGAATTAGTTGCTTACATAGATAGATTCAGAACTAAATTTGAATCATTACCACCAGAAGATATCGCATTTCCGAGGTCAGTCAATGGACTACGCAAATACAGAGCGAAGACAACCGTGTATTCAAAGGGATGCCCTTTACATGTTCGTGGAACTTTGCTTTATAATTATCACATCAAAAAGAATAAACTCGAATACAAGTATCCACTCGTCAACGAGGGTGAAAAAATAAAATATATCCATCTTAGAAAACCAAACAAAATAGGAGTAGAGAACGTTATATCTTTCCTCAATACATTCCCAAAGGAATTGCAACTTGAAGGACAGATAGATCGTGATACTCAATTTAAAAAATCTTTTCTTGACCCTTTACAAATCATTGCTAATGTGATAGACTGGGATACAGAAAGAGTGCCAACCCTTGAATTTTTATTTACATGACATCATCATTTTTGAAAAGCATTGTTAAAGAGATTGACAATGAATTTGCAGGACTATTATCAGAAGGTGGCGTAGGTGACATTGAATCTTTCGTTGATACAGGATCGTATATATTCAACGCATTGGTTAGTGGATCTATCTACAAAGGAGTTCCTAGCAATAAGATTACTGCACTAGCAGGAGAGAGTGGCACAGGTAAAACATTCTTTTGCTTAGGTGTAGTTCAAAGTTATTTACGTGACAACCCAGATGCGGGTGTTGTTTATTTTGAGAGTGAAGCAGCAGTTACAAAAGAGATGATTGATGAGCGTGGTATTGACGGAGACCGTATGATACTTGTTCCTGTCACTACAGTTCAAGAGTTTAGGACTCAAGCAATACAAATTTTAGATAAATATCTTGAACAGAAAACAGAAGATCGCAAACCAATGATGTTTGTGTTAGACTCTTTAGGTATGCTTTCCACATCTAAAGAACTAGCAGACAGTGCCGAGGGTAAAGACACTCGTGACATGACTAGGGCACAAGTTGTGAAAGCAATTTTCAGAATTCTTACATTAAAACTAGGTAAAGCAAATGTCCCATTACTTGTCACAAATCACACCTACGATGTTGTCGGTGCTTACGTCCCAACCAAAGAGATGGGTGGCGGTAGCGGTCTTAAGTATGCTGCTAGTACAATCATTTACCTCTCGAAGAAGAAAGAGAAAGACGGTAAAGATGTCATCGGAAATATTATCAAAGCTAAGGCAGCAAAGTCTCGTCTAACAAAAGAAAATTCTAGTGTAGATACAAGATTGTATTTTGATTCACGTGGACTTGACAAGTATTATGGTCTATTAGAATTAGGAGAAAAGTATGGAGTCTTTGAGCGTAAAGGAAATAGGATCGTTACTGGTAATAGTAGCGTATATCCTTCTGCAATACTTAAGGATCCAGAAAAATATTTCACAGCAGAAATAATGGAGAAGTTAGATTGGGCAGCGGGTCAAGAATTTAGGTATGGTTCATGATAGATGAAATATTTTCATGTCCAGTTCGTAAGTATAATATAAATGATCCTCTAATAAAGAGGTGGGTCTCTGAACAATACGAAGAAGAGAAATTTAATATAACATCACCATTCAGATTACACATCACTGACTTTCCTGCAAACTTGTCAACTGAGTATACTGATGTCACCGAGAAATTACTGGACGATTTAGGACTCGGTGAGTCACACGTTGCAATAATAACTGATATAATATTGTCAGCATTAGAGAAAGGTGATACAATGGACAGATGCAATACACTGCCAAGTCATTATACCGCAACCCACTACATAAGTGGTAATGACGCAGATGTATTTTATCATCCTGCGAGAACACTTTTGCAATTATTTAATCCTAAGTTAGATGAGTGGGGCAGTGCTGCCACTCTGTATGTAAATGAAGGTGATGTCATTGTGCATCCATCCTATTTGGAGTATGCAACACCTAATATTGAGAAACAAAGATTGACATTGACTTTGCTAATTCAATTACAGGAGAGGGTATGAACGAAGTAGAGAGTCTAGTTATAAAAAATTTAATGCTTGATGAGGAATATGTGCGTAAGGCACTACCTTTTATCAAGTCAGAGTATTTTGCAGAGTCTAGTGGTAGGAATTTGTTTACCATTATCCATAAATACTTTACAGAATACGATGCTCTTCCTACAAAAGAAGCATTGCAGATAGAGGTTGGTCAATTGACTGGTATTTCCGATGACCAACACAAAGATATTCTGAAAAGTATTGATAATATTGACGGAGAAAGATCCGACTACGAATGGATATTAGATACAACTGAAAAGTGGTGTAAAGAAAGAGCATTATATCTTGCATTGATGTCCTCAATCAAAATTGCAGAAGGCAATGACGAACAGAGAGCAACAGGTGCCATACCAACTATATTATCAGATGCATTAGCAGTATCATTTGACAATCATATAGGTCACGACTACCTTGAAGACTACGAGGAGCGATACAATTTCTATCATCAGAAGGAAGAGAAAATTCCTTTCGATCTGGAGTTCTTTAACAAGATTACGAAAGGTGGTCTTCCTAATAAGACTCTCAATGTTGCTCTTGCGGGGACTGGTGTGGGTA